TCGAATTCTTCAGAAAGAAGACTTTCATAAATTTCACGTGATTTTTCTACCACGATTTGGTGAAACATTTCTTTTGCTTTGGCTTGGTCTTCATTGACCAAGAACTCGAGCATCTGCTCGAACTTGTTACGATCAGTCATTGTTAGTCTCCTATAATGGTTACAAGGCTGTTGATATATTTACTTTGATTTGTAATAAATGGGGTGAAATGGCCTAAATTTAGCTGTTTTTAGGCCAGGTCTTGATATGTTGCTTGAAATCAACATAGCTCAAGTGTTTGAAATTTGAAAAGTGCCAACTTGGGTCAAAATATTTATCGCCTACTAGCCTATAATATCTTATGTGTTTATTGTCTCTAATAACTTTTTCAGTCTGTCGCATCCAGTTACCATAGTAAGTTGCTATGTCTGTAGACTGTTTATAATTCTTACTGTTAGCATATACATTGTTAAATTTACCGTTTTCGCCTTCGTAGTCAAAACCCATAATGTATATTTCATTGACTCCTGATCGGCTGGCAAACTCTAATGCTGTGGGTCCTGAACTCCAGCCCAGGCTAGGTTTAAAGTAATTAAAACCTCTGAAAGTTTTATATCTAGAATTACTGTTGGTCCATACTTGATGTGTATGCTGATAACCTACACTGTTTAGTTCCATGACCATTTTTGGATCTACGGCAATTAAAAAATCAGGATCAAACTCTCTATAAAGAGCATTGCATCCGTAGATTTTTCCATATCCAATTAATTCTGAGGGTTGTATAGCGAGACGGCTTTTGCCGTTGCCGAGAACAAAACAGCGCATAAATTATCCTTTCAGAATAATTATGCCGCTGGTGCTGGAGGAGCACCATACATTGATTTTACAAACTGTAGTTCTTGTTCTTGTTCTAAAATGTGCGCTTCACTGGACTTTCTCAATTGATTAATTTGTTCAAGTGTTAGTCTAGTTTTTCTAGTGTCTTTTTTAGATATTGCCGTAACATCGCGTTTAGGCTCATAGCGCATGTCGTTAGACATGTTCTTAGTATCTTTATCAATATAAAATAATTCTCTAAGGATCATATTGATATTTATGCTGCTGGAGGTGTAACTGGCGCGGGAGCTTCTGCTGCTCCTTCAGGTGCTGCCGCTGCCTGTTCAGGAGTAGCTTCTGTGTCAGTGGCCGCTTCTGTATCGGCAGCAATATCAGTTTGACTAATGCCCACTGAACGTAGTTCACCACTGCTGTCAGTTGGTATTGCATCGCTCTTGCCTTGTTCTTCGGCCCAGAGACGTTCGTTTTCTGCCATTTCTTCTTCGCTCAATCCTAAGAAACGTTGTAGTGCAAATCGTTTACTGATAAACGGCACTGCTTGAATAGTGTTAAATGTATTAATACGCTGTCCGTCGACTTCACTTTGACGGTAGGCTGCAAAGTTCATTGGCGGTTGTAGCTTTAATTCAAATAAACTTGAATCAATATTAACTCCCCGTTTGTGCAGATAGCGTTTAAATTCTTCATCAAATATATAAGCTGCAAGACTTTGTAGTCTTTCACAGTATTTGTTAAATCTAAATTCTTGAATATATGCTGTGCCAACTCGCCCATCGTTATACTGCGCTTGGCTATCATCTGCACCTGTAGGCAGATAGCTACTTGGAATTCTTAAACCACGGAATAACTTGTTTGTAAAGAATTTTAAATCGTCAATCTCGCCAAGATTCGTTCCTCCTGGTAGAGTTTCAACTTTGGATCCACGTCCTTCAGCAGTTTGTGGGAAGAAATAATCTTCATTGATACTAAGTGGATTATACGATGAATCAACAACGTTAGTGCCACCGCCAGTAGAACTTGGAATTCTTCTTTGGTGTATTTCATTTTTCACCCTTTCAACGAATCCCATGGCTAAGTGACTAGGCATGTTACCTACGTCAACATAGAACACTCTACGCTCTGGAGCACGTTGCACACGATAGATAATGATAGCATCTTCTAGCAACTCTTTTTGTTTGAACACTTTAAAAACATTTTCTAACAAGCTGTTACCAAAAGGAAAGTTATTATCAAGACCTTCACTCAGTGACAAATGAATAACATGCTCTGCGTTTATAGCTTCTTCCATCTGAGTTAATTCAAATCTAGAACCTGTTGGTGTAGGATATGCACCTACCATGCCTCTAGCAGCGCCGCCTCCAGCAGCATAGGTAGTTCCCCTATTTTGAGTATTAGTAGTATTAGGATGAATCATTGTTACTACCAAGTTTTTAAAATTAGGGTTTAAATCTTTGATAACATATTGTTCTGGCTTTTTGCCTTCACTTTCGTTGACAATGATTTTAGTAATCTTTCCAGCATCAATATACATCCATTTCTGCGTTTCAGGATCGCGCACAAAAAATGCGTCGCCATATTTGAACAAGTTACGCATGATTCTAAAGATTCTAGTATCAAATTGTTGAATCTTGGACCATTGCTGTAGATACTCTCGTAAAATTCTTACTTCACTGTTAGTGGCTTTGTTTTTAAAAGCAAGACTAAATGGAGTAGAATTTTCTTTGTTTTTTTGTGTAGTAAACTCTGCTAAGATATCCAGTGCAGCATTAACTTCAGGATCCATATCCATAGTATCATATTGCAGATATATTTCTACTCTATTTGGACTTCCGGTATAGACATCTGGAAGATAACTCGAATAGTTTGTTTTTGCCGGGCCTGGTCTATTAGATGAGTTAGGAGACGACATAGGGCTCCAACTGCCGTCTGTTAGGGCACCTGTGTTAACTGGTGTAAAGTATTTTTTCCAACTCATGTTACTCTCGCATTTAGGTTACCATTTAATGATTTAGTAGCAGATACTGCCTTTTCCATTAAGTTAGGTAATTTGGTCATTTCGCCACTTAGTAAACCTACTTGCTTATTTAACGTCTCTAAACTTTTAACAACGTCAGAAAGAGTAGCTTCTTTGCTGCCACTTGGCAGTTTTGCTGAGGTAGAGTCTTTGGCAGATGTTCCACTACTGCCTTGTTCAGCTTTGGCTTTGTCGGCAGCAGCTTGTTTAGTTGCGGCATCACTTTGAGCTGTCACGGAAGTTTTAGCGGCTTCTGCCGGAGCTAGTGCTTTACCAGGTTCTACCATTGGACCCATGAACTTGTCTAACATTCTAGCAAATGGATCTTTACCTGCTACCGGTTGTGTTTTATTTTTTGCAATAGCACCATCTAAGTCACCAAATTCAGTATCCGGTATCTGGGTAGAAGCACGTTTCATTGCACCATCTAAGTCACCAAACTCGGTATCTGGATACATTTGATTAGAAGCACGTTTCATTGCCCCATCTAAGTCGCCAAACTCAGTGTCAGGTGGTTCTACTGGTTCTGGTTCTTCATCTGACAGACTAACTACACTGTCTAACAGTTGTTCTCGTTTATCTTGAATGGCAACTTCTGTGTCTGCCATTTCTTCGTGTAGATCTTGTAACTCTTGTTCTTTTAATGCAATGTCACTGTCAGATTCTAAAATCTTTTGATTTCGCTCTGCTATAACTCTTTGTAAACGATTATTGATTTTTTCTTCTTCGGCTATTTGTTGTTGCAGTTCTAGAATTTCTTCGTCTGATTGACTGTTATCAATCCTGTTGCGCAACATAGCTAATTCTTCTGTAGATTCTGCTAGATCCTTTTCGTCATACTTTTGAATATTTTCGTAGACTGCTTTTTCTGCTTTAAGTTTGTCAATACCATCTTGGATGCTGCCTTCTCGCATGGTCTGTATTGCTCGTTCATCATCAAGTGCTGATAACTCTGCTCCAATTTGTATTAGTTCTGAATTTAAAAATTCTTTTTTAACTGCTAACATTGATTGTGTTTGATCAGCAATGTTGTTAGTTTGTTTAATAGCTTCGTCTCGCAATGTAGTTTCAGCTGTTGCAGATTGCTGTTGTATAGTTACTAACTCTTGTTCAGCTTCTAATACTTTTTTACTATCTTCAATTAATTGTTCTTTGGCACCGCTTAATTCTGCTCTTTGATTTGCTAGTTGAGCCTCTAATCTTCTTTTTGTGCGATCACTGTCAGCAGTTGCTAATTCTTGTTCTGCGGCAGCAATATCTCTTTCCATTATAGAAACTAGACGTTGAGATGCTGTTTTATGAATGTTAGCAGACGCTAAACTAGATTCAGCTTGTTTTTTCTTAGCATCAGCAGCTTGTTCTTGAGCAAGTTTTTCAACTGAGGTGTTTTGAGTTAAGCTAGCCCCGGGAATCTGTAGCCCCGGATCTTTGTATCCAGATCTTAGTCCTCTAGTTGTAGTTTCTTTACTATCAGTGACTTTACTAGTTGCATCACTTATCTCAGTAGAAAAGTTTTTGCTTAGTTGACTAAAATCAATACTACCCATCATTTTAGACATGTCGTTAGATGCTTTTTTAAGATCTTCTTGAGACATGTCCCTAGTTTTACCATTTTCAGTTATTGTGCCTTTGAGTGTAGAGGGATCAAACTTAGGCATCTCTATCTTGGGTATTTCTACCTTGGGCATCTGCATCTTAGACATATCAAATTTAGACATATCAAATTGAGGTGCTTCTACCTTGGGCATTTCTACCTTGGGCATTTCTACCTTGGGCATTTCTACCTTGGGCATCTGCATCTTAGACATATCAAATTTAGACATATCAAATTTAGACATATCAAATTTAGACATATCAAATTGAGGTGCTTCTACCTTAGGCATTTCAAATTTTGGT